AAAAGACGCAGCAACAGGTAATAGGCTGTTTACTGGGTTCAAGGTGCCTTTGGACGGTGATTACTCCCCAGCCTCTCTAACTAGCCTATATAACAACAAGGAGCTTCCTAGGGAAAACTACAGAACATATGTTCTAACTAGAATCAAGAGCCCTGTCTGGAGAATTAAATAATGTCTATCCTTGTAGCTACTATTGACAGATTAAACGAGACTATGGGTAAAACCATAGGAAGGCTAGAAAATTTAGCTGCTCAAGGTGAAGCTGCCCAGAAGGCTACCTTGTCCTTAGGTATGTCCTTAGGTGGAGGATTTAACTCTCTGGGCGGCAGCATAGACGAGTTGAACGGTTCAGTAGGCGAGAGACTTCAGGTTGGGATAGCGGGCCTAAAGGAAGGACTTCAAGGCAATACGACTGGACTACTAAAGCTTCTAAACGAGCAACAACTGCTTGGACTAAACTTCAGAGCTACAGCAAAAACCTTTGCTTTACTAGAAGCGTCTTTAGGTTTGTCCAGAGAGGAGACCGTATCACTAGCTGGTGTTTTGAGTGAGACCAGTAAAAGGTACGCAGTAAGCACGGACAAACTAGTTGGATCTTTAGATGCTTTACAGAGTAATATGCCCGCTCTTCGATCCGCAGGTTTGGGGGGCCTAGCTGAGGTTCAAGCTCAATTAGCTGGAAAACTGGGGCCAGCAATGATTCCATCTCTTAATAAGTTTATGTCTTTCATTAGCGATACCTCTATGGATACATTTAGTAAACTTAGCCTTTTAGGTATCGGAGATCTAAGAGAACAGTTATCATCGACTAAAGACAACCCAGAGAAACAGATGGCTATCTTTGTCAAAGCCATTCGAGAAGCTGGAGTGCAGGTAAATCTTCTTGCAGGGGACACAGAGGAATTTTACACAGGGTTCTCCATTGCTACCGACGCTATCGGGAACGTAGCAATGTCTATAAAAGACATAAGTGAGAACTTAGATAAAAGAAAAGCTACTTTGAATGAGAATACTGGAATATTCACATCGCTGTTTTCAGTCATAAAAAATGACATCTTCGCCCCGTTTAATCAGTTATTCTTAGAAGAAATATTTCCTAAATTAACCGAAGTAGGTATTTTGCTTAGAGATGCCATTTTACCCATAGTTTCAACAACAGTTGAAAAGTTACGAGAGTTTATTGATAAAAATTTCGGTAATAATAATTTTAAAGCCTTTGCACAAAATGTTATTAATATTGGGGTTGAGATTGCTAACTTCTCAATTAAGTTTATTAATATGTCACTAAGTATTGGAATTAGGCTTTTTAATGCCGCTAAACCTATATTTTTTGTATTAGGTAACTTAGCTAAGGGCTTTATTTCCCTTTTTGATATAGTGCAGAGAATAGTTAGTATCTCAACTATTGGAGTTTTAGGAAAAATTAGTAGCTTTTTTACAGGAGACCCTCAACTGGGTCAATTTCAATTCGATCTTTTGGATAGAGCAGACTTTCAGTTAGATAACATAAGCTTACTCTCAGACATTAAGAAAAATACAAAAGAATCTGTTGAGGTTGGAAAAGTAAGACAAAACGAACTAACTGCCTCAATGAAGCTTTTAGACGAAACGATTAGAGTTATTGCAGATGAAGCTACGAATAGAGTTCTACTAGAAGCAATAGCAGAAAACACGGAAATTACAGCCGAGGAAGCTAAGAACCCTACTCCCACCAGGGCCCCATCTAAGATTGGCATATACGAGTTTATGGATGAATTCGGAGGAAAGTAAATGACAACACCAATTAAACCAAGAGACTTAGAAAAAAAGTCCATGTTAATTTTTGAGTTTCCTCAAGAGATGGGAAAAAGCCCTCTCAGAGTTACTCTACCTTTTTACGAAAATATAAACATTACTGAGAAGAAAAAAGCCAACTATAAAAAATATAATCTACTGGGCAGACCTAGCCAGTTGTACACATATACAGGATCAGACTCTAGAAAGTTTTCTATAGACTTTCACATGAGCTTCGGTCATATTTTGGAGGAACATGGGGCTGCTCCAATAGAAGAATTCAGAACATACATTGACTCTGAGAACAAAGCTGTACAAATGTTAAGCTTTACCCAGGGAATGGCTGATGCCTTAGCCACAGTAATTAATGAAGCTGCGTTTCGTAGCTATTCTAGCGAAGCCAGAGAAAGATTTAATATTAAACCTGAGGAGCCAAAAGAATCAGAAGCTTTGAACAATGTACTAAACGGTTTAGGTAGTATCGTAGATGGAGCGTTGGGCGTGGTTTCCACAGTGAGAGATAATACTCCAATACTAAACTTACTTGGGGGAGGTGGAGATACGGAAGGATTTGGATCTAGGATTAACTCTAGATTACAGTATGATAAGGTAATGGATTTAGTCATTTACTGGACTCACATTATTAGATCCTCCGTGACAAACCTGTCGGAAAACCCTATCTACGGACCTCCTATAGTCAGGCTTTTGCATGGCTCTCTTTTTGATGACATCCCTTGTATTTGCACAAATTATACGGTTAGTCCTGTAGAGGAAGCTGGATATGATAAGGATACTATGTTACCCAGAAGAATTAAATACTCAATGGTCTTGGAAGAATTACGCGCTGGAGATTATCAGAAGTATGAGAGAGGAAATGTAGTTAAAAGAGATAACGTAGTTGGATGGGAAGCAGTAATTAATCCTAGAGTTGCAAGTATGGACCCAGGAGCAATAAAATGAGTTCCTTAGGTAAAAATAGAGGACCTTACTCTATTGATTATAAAGCATATAAGCATAGAAAAGCAACAGTAACCACAATACTGAACTCAACTCAATTTGATAATATTCTAGAAAATTTAGATACTGCTTACAAGTATAGCGTAGGCTATATTCCTGCGGGCTTCGAGCACCGCCCGGATCTCATTTCCGACCTGTTTTATGGGACCCCGGATAAATGGTGGTTGTTAATGTTGGTCAACAATATTTCAGATCCTTTTGAAGGATTTAATGTTAACGATAGGATTCTAATCCCAGACAAATGAATCCTGAACAAGTACCAACAGCAAACGTATTAATATCCACTGAAGAATCTATTCTTCAAGAGGTTGTAGATAACTTGGGTATGAAAGGAGCTACCCTTTTCGGTGCTGTAAAGAAGTTACCTGAGGCAGATCAAGCAGGAATACTTTTATTTAATAATATAAACAACCCTAATTTCCTGTCTTTCGAGCACCAATTTAATTTACCTGAAACAAAGGCAGTCCTTAGATTCATTGATCCCAAAGGAGAATTTGAGTCTAGTTTTTATTCTACTGGTTCCATTTTTAGAGCCTTAGTTTCTACATCTAAAAAAGTTAGAGAAGCAAAGAAAGCAGAAGATAGAAAAGCAGCAAAGTCTCTCGATCTCCCAGGGCTAACAAAAAAAGAATTAGCTTCCTTAGTTAGAGGAAACTTAGAAAAATTCTTATACGTTGCTTATGGAACAGGTAACTCATCTGGAGATTGGTCTTCTATTCATAAGATGAAGATTCAAAGAGTGAACTTTACTTCTGATGGAGCAAGAGAATTTACTTTGGTAATGGTGGATGTCACTAAACCATTGTCAAGAGTAGGGAATACAGTCCTATTGAAGGACCGCATTGATATAAATACCTTAGGAAATACATTAGCCGTTCGAGGATACTCAGATAGAATAAGATATGAACTAACAGCGTTCGGAGGACAAGTGTATGGTGACGGGGACGGAAAATACTTCCCCATAGACTATCACTTGCTTATTGTGGATATGCTTATTGATTATGTTAGAAAAGCTTCTGGGGGAGCAAATGTAATTTGTTTACTTCCTGATTTAAATACTTTATTGGAGGACTACGTTAGAGGAGTAGACGAAGCCTACGCAGGGAATAAATCAAGCGGTCAAAACATCACTGCGCTAATAAAGTCTGTGGACGAAGTTCTAGCTGGATTAAGCATTAATCATGTTCGGAGAGGAGATATTCGACTAGGTTTAGATCCGCCTGGAGACAGACCGTTACCTACAGGTCTTAGATCTTTTTATGATGCGGTACAAACAGAAAACCGCAGGACCGATAATAATAATTATTGGGTAAATGGAATGTGGTACGCTAAACTTGAAGCAGAGTCTACAGATGGCTTACCTAATTTTATGGCCCCTATTGTGGAAATGATTAAATCCATAAATGTTTATGCGTCCGCTCGCCCAGCGAACTACCCGATATCAATGGCGTATTTTACAGAATCAAATACTAGTCTGTTGAACTTTTGGGGAAATGAAGACAACCGGAATAAATTTACTTTTAACGGGTTGAAGCCTTTTGATCCTACGGCTCCAACCATAGTCATGGGCCATGACGCTATGTTGTCTGTTTTATTATTTCCTAAAGAAGCAAAGAGCCCTATACCACTTCGATATATTCATCCAATTAACTCAAAGGATTTGGATGATACATACAAAAAAAATATATCATTAAATTACACTTTGAAGAAACAGACTCGAACCTTTGGAGCAAAAAATCAAGTTCCTGATATATTTGGCTATAAAGAAAATTTATCTCAAGAAGCTTTGGATATTATTGAGTCGGAACAAATCCCGGTATTTAGACATAACACAAGTAATCCTAATGTACTGAGTGTTGAAATAGACGATCAGAGCGCGGCATACGCTCAGGTATTAAGGTCCGGCTATCAGAAGCAAGTTTGGAGAACTGCCGTCAATTTAGGGGCTGCGGGCAAGGCAGGAGTTAGGGTTTCCGACTATCCCATATCAGACGTAAGCTCAATGAACGCAGCAATACAAACAAGTTTATACTCAGAGCATGGACCAGAGCTAAAAGATAAAGATATTATTAATGATATTGTACAAAGAACAGATGCAAAGTTTAGATACGATAACAAAATAAAAACAAATGTACAGATAGCAAAAATAGTAAAAGATTATATAGAAAAACTAAGAAGTGACGAAGAGCTAACACTAAAAATCAGTCAAAGGGTAAACGCTAACCCAGGCGAACTTATAGTTAATATGGCAAATGAGCTTAGTAAGAAAACAGTTCGAGTTACGTTACAGTCGTTACCCATGTTTTTTATTAGTAGCAAAACAGAATATTTAAACTCTCCTATTGTTCTTTTTTCTCAAGACGCTCCGATGATGAATCAAGTTTATCCTAATAGGACTAGATTTAATAATTATCTAACTGGAGTATATTCTATCCTTGGTTACGCTCACACGATATCAGAAAATGAAGCGTCTTCAAAGTTTGTTTTAGCAAAAAGAAACTTTGACCCTGTAGGTACAGGACAAGGAGGTGGGGATGAAGGCAGAGGAGAGGAAATTCCGGGGGGTGACGAAATGACATATGAGTATAAGATTCGTGAGTTCTTAGAAAGTTCACCTGAGACAGTAGAAGTGCTTACGGAAGATTTAGAACCTGTGGAGGATAAGTTGTTCGTTACCCCAGAAGAACCAAAGGAAGAAGCCCCTGAAGTAATTGAAGTGCCCATTACTTCAGAAATTCTTGACCCTCCTAAGCCTCCTGTGACTAATGAGAAAACACCAGAATATGAAGAGATTGTCACAGGACCAGCCGAGTTTAACGAGGCATTAGATCTTGGGTATGAAAATCCTTTATTGGTTAATCCGTTAGATTCGGGTGGTCCGAGGGTAAAAGAAATACTTGAAGCAGGGTGGTATGATTTTGGAGATGGGTTGGAGTGGTTTAATGGAGGCCCTACACCCCAAAAATTTTATGATAACCAACAGGAGCGGGAGGAATAACTATGTTAGAACAAACGATAATAAAGTCAGCAGAGGTAAAGGATAGGACAGCTATAGGTAAAGATGGAACTTTTATAGCAAAGTTAGAGGACGGCCAAGAGGAAATGGTTCGTTACACAAGTCCTTATGGAAGTGGAGCTAAAGCGGGTATAATTGCTGTTCCTGAGGTGGGTACGCCTATACTGGTTTGTCAGCCTATGGGAACTCTGAAATGGTACTACATGGGCTCTACGTTTGAACCAGAGCTTCCTCCTAAGAATTCAGAAGTCGAAGGAGGGAAGTCTATCTTAGCCGATGAGGCTGCACAAAGCTCATCTCCTTTTGGAAGAGTTGATCCTAACATAGCTAAAACTTCTGGGGTAGTTAATAAAATGCTATTCAAGGGTAATCATGGTCATGGCTTAGAGATTTCAGATGACAAAGATGGAGTTTCTATCATGGGAGTAAAAACTGAACTTACTTCTTCTAACGGAAAAAAAATTACAATGGCGGATAGCCCAGGAATAGATTCAATAAAACTAGATTCCGGCAACAACGCTTCAATAACTCTCACACAAAACCCTCAAGACAATCCTCAGAAGGGAGCAGCTTCTATTGAGATTGACTCCAACGGACCTCAGCTTCATGTTTGTAGGGAGTCAGATATGGAGGTTAGGGTTCTAGGTGGTGGAAGAGAGCTTAACATTATTAATTCTGCTAACGGCGTCCCTTGGGGAAAGATTGCAGGAATTCCTGAACCTAATCCAATAGCCACGGCAGGAAATGTTAACATACAAAGTGATCGAGGGGATATTAATTTATTCGCTAATTCACCGTATACGGGAAGAATTTTTATTGAGACTTTAGCTCCGGGTGGAGCTAGGCAGTTTATTAAGATCGGCACGGCGGGGCCTGACGGATCTATTGTTTTACAAGCAAACTCCATAGTTCTTGATGCTACTGGACCAGGAGGAACGATTGATATTAATGCTACAGCAGGAGTTTTTATCAACGGAGGCGCGGGGCCAGTGTCTACGCAAGGGACTTCAATAGAGACTCTAGCTACTGGGCCTGGAGGAGTAAACATTGAACCTGGGTCGGGCGTGGTTAATCTAGCAGGTGGAGCCGCTGCGGTCCCTAACTCGCCTAGATATGTTGAGAACACTAACCCTGCTGACATATATAAGGTAGACGACTATTTCGGTTTAGGAGTATTTTAGTATGGCATCATTTGATTTAGATACATTTCTTACGGCACAGGGCCAAACGGGAGCTGGACCTGTACAGGCTTTAGGTATGGCGTATGGTGTTCCTAGCTGTATGCTTAACTTGGCTTCTGATGTTCTTAGCTTATTACCTTCTCCGGTGCTAATTTCTATGAACTTAGCAGCACAACAAGGAAAAGCTAAAGCAAATGAGATTATTCAAAAATTATTTAGAATCCTACAATTTGATTTAGGCATTATAACCTTTGATACTGAGACAGGAACCTTTCAATTTAAATTAGATGATGGGTGGCTGGGAGTTGATTTTACCGCTCTCGGTGAAATACTATCTTTGATCAATGGACTAACCGCTTTCGGAGCACAAATCTACCAAAACCTTAATGCTGCTATAGATCAAGTCGAGGCAATTATTGATTGTGTAGGTAAGTTTGGCGACTCATGAGTGCCAAAGACCCCGGATATGCAGCCCGGACGGTTTCTCCGGAGGAGCGAAGAGCAGCAGTTGAAAACAAATATGCTGCGGGAATAGCTTCGGCTAATACAGCTAAGGACTTCGTAAACCGAGTCGATGCTTTTGAAGCTAGAATAAATAGTATTATCAAGGCCAGAAGAGATGACCCTTCTCTAGAGCCTGTCTTCAAAGATGACTCAGAGTTCGGGTTGAGCGGTCTTAATACTTCTGCTTCTATTGATCCTGGACTTTCTGAGGAGGACACTTTTAGACTTACGTTTGGGCCTCCCGAAACAGTTACAGGTCAATACATATTAACTAAGGATGGATTATATTACGATTCGCAGACAGGGGGCTTAGACCCAATCATCACATCTATTTCTGGTATTGTCCCTGTTGGGGAAAGGTGGAAATACAATTATGATCCTAACCTAGGTGGAAAGGGAGATAAGATAGATATAAATTCTCTAAATAAGTTTGCTGATAATATATTTGATCCAAACATAATTGACGATAGCATAGGGCTCACAGTATATTACGATCAAGATCATTTTTTACAAGTTATAAAGCAGCAGAGGGATAAACTAGTATTTGATCTTTCTGGCGACCTCCAAGTATTTATTGAACAACATGGAGAGGACTCTTCCATTGTTTTAAATCAAAAACAACTTATTATATCAGAAATAGCTAATCACAACGACAAGCTAAACAGAAGAAAGAAGCAGATTGAAGTTGCTGTAAAAGCTCCTCAAATTTATGGTGGAGAGACACAGCCTATATTCCCTCCGGGCGATGTTCCAATTAATGATTTCTCCTTCCTAGCTGATTATAATTTGCAGGTTGATTTAGAAAAGCAGCGGGCTCTAGTTTTTGAACAGGCGGAAGTAAACGGAATAGTTCTTCCCCTGAATCCCAAGTTCGTTAGGTCCACACCGAAACCAAGGTCTCTCAGCTATGAGCATTTAAATGTTCCGACCATAGGTAGAGGTAGTATTATTTACTCTCCCTCGTCTACTGACCAAACGAATGCGACGGTACTTTCTTTAACGGACAACATCGTTACAGATAAATTATTTGCTATTTATAATTTCTTAGACACTAACTTAGAGCTACCTTCATCTACGAACTTTACCTCGACCAATTGCGCTACGGATGATAACTATAACAACGCACAGTTGGTAGGCACTTCAAGACAGACCATATTTGCTTCTGGATTAGCTATTCCTTATCTAGGAGGGATTACTAAGAATAAGGGGACCGCAGGAAACACCGCAGCGGCATCCGCGCTAGGAAGCTTCTTAAAGCTCCCTGATACTAAAGAGTATCAAAATTTAACCTACTCACCTTCGGGCTTTAGTATGGAGTGCTGGGTTCATGTACCGGACATTTTAGATAGCGAGGCTGGCTGGTTAAGCACTGGGGCTTCTTCTTTAACTAAGGTGCTACTAGCTTCAGAAAATGTAGGAATCAAGGAAGGTTTCTCTAATCTAGACAGAATGGGCCAAGAAAGAGACCTAGATTACTTGCCGAATAACAAGGGGGATCAACTCGTTAGAGGTATGCTTTGCGGGTTCACCAGAGATAGAAGAATAACGCAATTATCTACGTCATCGAACCCCATAGGCTTCAGTAACAGTAATGCTGATAATGATCCCGTGTCGTCTCTTAGCTTTTTCATTGCCCCAACGATATCAAAAGATGCATCCTCGGCATCTTTTGTTAACAGCGATGAGTGTGCAGACTACCCTATATTCCATAAGATGAAAGTAGATCTCTCGGCAACGGCTTTCGGGAATGTGTCTTCACAGTTTGTTCTTGTAGGGATAGCGTGCGATCCGAAGGAAAATACAGTAAAAATGTATGCAGATGGGGAGCTAGTGGCTACTTCTTCAATAAATGAAGTGTTTGGTGTACCTGAATATCAAACGCCCTCACTACCAAACTTTAAACAACCTAATAGCTTTGAGTATTCATCCACAACTGTGGATGGACCGCAGATACTTAAACAAGGTCCTCTACTGTATGATTTTTATACACCCTGGATCGTAGGAGGCGGATATACTGACGGAATGTTTTACCGGGGCAACTTCCTAGGAGGAGACCGTGGAGGCATAACGAGCGGTCTTCGCGGCCATGTGGGAAGCCTCAAATTTTACGGTAAAGCACTAGATAGTAGAGAAGTAAAAAAGAACTTTGACGCTCAAAAAGGCTTCTTCAAAAATATTAAAATCTAATGGCAGCTAATACTACAGTTACGAGATTTGGGGTTCGTCCTACAAAGTATGAAGAGCAAGCTCCTAGAGCGAAGCGTCAGGAGATTTATGGACTAACTTTTCCTATAGGAAAAGAAAGAGATTCCGGTGGGTTCTTAAAAAAGAACAGCGGAAGACAATTGATAACTCAAGCAGTAACTCAATTAATTAGAACAGAAAAAGGCGAGAGGCTGATGCTTCCTAATTTTGGATGCAACCTAAGAAAATTTCTTTTTCAGCCAATAACCCAGGAGCTATTTGAAGAAATAAGGGATACTATTGCTTTTTCGTTTTCTAATTATATTGTGGGGGCTACTCTGCTAAAGGTAGGCGTATTTGAGACGGGTGAGTATGACGCGGCGGGGGGAAACCAGATAAGAGTAATATTAACTGTTCGATTATCTACAGACGACTTACAAGTATTTGACATAGAGGCAAAAATAGAATGAATTTTTCTGGTACAATAACTTCGGACTTTATGAAGTTGGCTCCTATAGCTCTTAACAGAAGAGTGGATTTAATAAACTTTGCGGCCACAGACTTCCTAACCTTAAGAGATTCTCTTATTGATTATGTTAAGGCTGTCTATCCTGACGAGTATAAGTATTTTGTGGAATCAGATTTGGGTATGATGTTTATAGAGTTAGCAGCATACCAGGGAGCAGTTATGTCCATGAAGGCTGACATGTTGGCTAATGAAAACTTTTTAGCTACAGCAAAGCAGAGAAATAGTGTAAAAAAACTTTTAGAGTTGATTGGCATTAGAATGAGAGGTCCTTTATCCGCAGCAGCGGATGCTCAGGTAATATTTGAAAATGAAGACCTCACCTCGGCTGACTCTATAATTATCGCACCCGAACAAAGGGTGTTTGAGATCACTTCCCCAGAGGATGGGGCTCAGGTAGCATACACCTTATATAAAGTAGTTAACGGTGTAGTTGATCAGGCAACAAATAGAGCTTCTATTGTTTTGTCTCCCGTATCTGAAGGTTTGGGTACACAAAATAACGTATTTCAAAATTTAGTTATGCAAGAGGGTTCCTTGGTTGTTGAGACTGGGGAGTTTGCCGCTACTGAGGGGCAAAAAACAATCCCCCTCACCGATGGGCCTGTTGTCGAGGGAAGTATAGAGGTCTTTGTTACTTCCCCTAATGATGACTCTGCTGGAGCTTACTCGGAAGTTGACAGCATTTATTTCGCTTCGGGAGCTAGTGATAGGGTTTTTGAGATGGTTTACGATGAATTTTATAACGCCACGATTGTTTTTGGCACAGGCGTAGCGGGTATTTCTCCTCCAGATAATGCATCGTACATAGTAACGTATAGAGTCGGTGGCGGTACTAGAGGCAACTTAGAAAAGAGGGCTATAGCCACCTCTATTGTAGCGACAAGTGGAACCAATGTCTACGCAGGGACCATAACTAACACCTCCAAGGCTACGGGAGGAGCTAACGCAGAGACGATTGAGCACGCAAAAAAATATGCACCGCTAACCTTCAGAAGACAAGACAGGTTAGTAACCCTAAGTGACTATTCTTCTTTTGCCAACAGTTTCATTAGCACCTTCGGAACTATAGGAAAAGCTACAGCGGCAACAAGAAACGCATACTCTTCTGCCAACACAATAGATATTTATGTTCTAGAAAAAGCAGGAGACTTTCAATTACAAAGAGCCACTAGTAACTTTAAAACTCAATTAATAGAGGCCATGAACGAGAAAAAAATGATGACTGATGATATAGTTGTTGTTGATGGCTTAATTAGAACTCTTGATCTTATTTGTACCATTAGGATTGATCAAGAACAAAAAGAAAATGAAGACTCTATAAAAGCAAAAGTTAGAAATAGAATTTTAAACTACATGAGCATAGATAATACTGAGTTTGGCGAGGATTTAATAGTAGCTGACTTAAATAGACAGATCTTTGAGGTAGATGAGGTTAGGTTCTCTACTTTGGATAATGTCGCCCAGGATATAAGAATTGATTTCAATGAGATTATCCAATTAAATAACTTAATAATAAATGTAGAATACTTAGCCTGATGGTTGATAACAGCAAATATACTCCTAATCCAAGAAAATACTACAAGTCTAACTTCGTAGAGTTGTTGGAGCTATTAACTCCTAATGTGTATGTCCAAGAGGATTTATCTCTTAGTGGGACGGAGTTTAATCCTTTATCAAAAATTATAAACAGCCATCTGGATATAGCAAATAACTTTTCTGGAATTCTGCCTATTTCTTCTATCCCCGGCTCGCAAACTAGTCAGCTTAGTTCCATAGCTGGAATATCTCAGTATTTTGTAAAACAAAATAATTTAACAAAAGTTACTAGTCAAAGTTTTAGGGAGAAGATTTTACTTCCTCTTTCCGTTAATTATTCTAACTTTGATACCAGCGCGGAGTTCCGAGATTATCTTTCCGACACACTCCTACCTAAATTAGTTCCTCCTGGAATAACTACCCCAGGAACAATAGAAAGTAATGTGGCAGAGCTTTCCGCATTTACCGGGAGCCAGGACGCCAGCGGCATTCATAACTACCTTGTAGATGCACTAGGTTGGTTCTACTTATTGAACACCTCTGGCTTAGGTAATCTTTCTTATTCCCCTTCCTCTTTTGTTGTTGATAGCTTCTCCACTCTTTACTTAGGCCAAAAGCTAGAAACTGTTGATGGCATAAAAGGATTTACAAAATATATTTGGAATAATGTGGAAACTTGTTCCTTTGGAGAATATATTCCAGCAGACTACTTGTCAGGCGCAGCAGACGCAATACTGGATTCTAGCTCTGGGGAGGTTGCAACATACACTAGCGGAACACAAAGGTTAGATAATCTGCTTACTTTACTAGATGTTATCTATTCCCCTTTATCTATTGACAATCAGGACTATACAGTAAAAGAAGCCTTTGATGATTTTATTGATGCTCAATTAACCTTAGAAGACAGAGTATCCAATGGACCGTACAGAAAAATATTAACCGCGTTGGGTTTTCATTTTGCTGATATTTCTGATCAAGTAGAAAAAATAAAATATATTTACGACATTGAGGATGCAGATCAAGATAAGTTGGAATATATTGCGGACTTGATCGGTTATAAACTTAGAGGAAATCAGTCGGAGAAGTGGAGACATCAGCTTCGAGTGGCGGTTGATATCTACAAAAAATCGGGAACAGAGGCTGCTCTTAGGGCAGCACTTAACGCTATTGTTGTCAATAGTTTATTAGATCTTGAAGGAAAGATAATTCCCTTGTGGGAGTCTTATGTTCCTTTTCTTATCTGGTATTCTCTGGGGACAGGCTCGCCCTTATTCAAAAGCCTTAAGACTTGGACGCCTGAGATAGCGAAAAAGGCTGGAGTTCCTACCTACAACGCAAGTAGCTTGGAAGAAAATATAAAGTTAGCTACGGATAGCATTCTATTAGATTTAGCTTCGGCTTTCCCGAAGAACTTTAAATTTTTTGGTAAAGAGTTCCCCCTACCTAGGTTCTATGTGCTGAATGAAGATGGGACCAAAGGTGATTTGTATACCGTGCTTGGCGATACTAAAATGAAACCTTGGCACGCACACCCCGTGAATGGTGCGGGGTATCAAGCGTTACGAAGACAAGCGCAAGAATTTGGAGAAGTGGCTTTATGGGATCGAGCCATAGGCCCTGGGCCGTTTGGTGAGGGAGTATACATGACGGGTAAACGTCACCCCCTTGGTTTACAGAGACCAACTTACTTACTTTTTGAGGGTGATCCTGAGTTCCTTTTTAACTATAGAGGAAAACAAAATTATCCCATGCCTCCCTTTGAGGAAGTAAAGTATTATAGGGACTCTTCTGTAACTAAACCTTTGGCGGAACTACTAGTAGACAGGCTTAAATGTTTTAAAGTCGAACCTTCTTTTGCTGATTCTGTAGGAGACTTTATAACTAGTGGCGCGGTGACAGACGATAGTAACATAGGATCTTTGAATGAGTTCTTGATGTTCTTCAGTTCTGTGCAGCACCCACCAAACTATGACGAGGTTATGTTCAGCATCTCTGATTATGAGAAGAATCTGCTTAGTCTTTGGAATGGAAAATCCTCTCATATATTCCTGGATTTTGATGAAGCAAGTTTCGATTTTAGAAAATCAACACTTGAGGCAGATTCTAAGTATGCACTATACGAAACCGCTAGGGTAGCTCAGGAGTACAGCCCAGCACACACAATCCCTAGAGTCAACTTAAACGCTAGTGCTGAGGACGATTTTATTTCCTCTGCTACAAATTATACTTACCTTGGTTACGATAAGGACGATACCCGAGCGGGGTATTCTTCCGGGTCGGTTTTAAGTAATGCAGAAGTAAGTGGTGTAAAAATCATTTCTGAGCCTGGAAGAGAAGGCTTTAGCACGTTTAAAAGGAGTCAGGTTGATGGAGTAGATACTGATTTAAGTTCAACCAATTCCATTGTCGGAACAGGAAGGAGATCCTTGCGGAGAAGAAATTTTAGGTATACTCTACCTGAGCAAGGATACTATGATAGAACAGGCTTCAACGGCCCTGTGAGCTACGATCCTTCAGTTATTGAGAGGTCTATGGCCTCCTCTTTAGGAGAGCTTACGCTTGGGTATGTTGCTTCTGCGGGAAAGTTTTACCCTGTAGAGGACCACACGAATATCTCTGGGGTATGGCACATTTGCGAAGGGCTGGGTTCTACTAATACTTTTTCGGGTGTAGACACTAGTAATACCTTCCCGTACAGAGGATTAAAGGTCATAGGGTCTGACGCAAAGAACGAAGATATTCCTTCAACTACAGACCGCTATGTTGATAGGGGTCAGACACCTGCAATCATTAAGGCAATGCATTCCTTAATGCAAAAAAAAGCCAGGGTTCTTGCGGAGATTCAAGTAAGCGGAGACCCATCATCCTTTAGTGACGATTCTTACTGGAAAGATCAGGTCCAAAGCCTTACTAACTCAGCTATTGCTAGTGGATTAGTTATAAACTCCTATGCAGATTATGAAAACTTTAGCTTTGGTAGAGGAATACATAACCTATATCGAGCTTATTGCCAAAGCTTCGGTCAGCATTCACTAGGACCTACGATACAAAAAAAGACAGGAGGAAATATTTTTGCTCATGTTTTTGGCAAAGCACTGTATAATTCCGATTTTGAAGTTGTCGGAGCTAATGGAAGTCCGTTTATTCAAACTTCTTTAAGACAAAACACCCCTATAAATAATACCACTGTTTGGGCAGATGGGAAAGTAGGTACGTTCACAGCGAGCAGCTTAAACCAAGCAGTCGTTCCTCTGGTAGGCACTTATGTTTCAGGCGAAGCTTTTGATTTTAGAAATCCAACAATTCTTAGCGGTATTGAGTTTTGTGATATCTCTGGAGCACCTAGTAGAAATGAGTTTCGCGTAATTAATCTAGCTTCCAGTGGAGCTATTCCCGGAGAAGAAAATTACTTTATAAATAATCCAGTAATTAAATGCAAGTCTGTTGGAGGATTACCTAGAGTAAGGTTTGACGTTTCCTCTTACGGGGACATGGACAATAAGCTAAACCCTGAGCATAAGTTCAAGTTAAATATTAAGTCGTTAGTGGCTGATGAAACTAAGTTAGACCTAGGAGGGGGCCAGCTAGGTGTGTGGATACACACGGAACCTGCTCAGGACTTGATGTGGTCTTGGACTCCCAAAGGTAGATGGGAGCCAACAAACGTAAGTAGTTTGAGTATTGATCAAGTGAAAAAGAAGTTGTCGCATATCTATACGTTCCCTACTATAATTCCAGAAAAAGCGGTGAGGCAGTATTGTCTAAATGCTCAGGAAGCTCCAGAGCAGTATGTCAATGATCTATCAATAACCAATCTTAAGGAAGACTACTTCAAAGACTTTGAAGTGCAGTTTGATACTAGAAACTTCACCATATATAATAATTTTGAGTATAAGAAAATTATAGATAAGAACGAGGAGCAGTTTAAGATAACGGATCAGGTACACAAAGACAGAAATTATATTATTGAAGTGTTCTTTATCCCCAACAACAATTACTCAAAATATCTTTTAATTGATTCTATTGATTTGCAAGATCAAACATTGCGATACGAATCTGGGATATCTACTGGGCTTGGATTAGAGACTAGTGGCATACCACTAAGGCCGTTTATTGAAGAATATAAGTATTACTTGGATAAAGAAGAGTTGGCTGATGTATTAAGCTTCTATAATGGTTTAACGGGAAAGGAGGCAGGAGAAAATACTACAGCCTTAGCTTCACGGGACGCGAGTATAACTTCTGGAACTCTAGAAGTAAGCGGCGGTAGTAGAATCTCTTACAGGGTTCAGCCTGAGTGGGTAAGCCACACGGATGGACCTAATGGTAGCTACAGCGTGGTGGAGTTTGATAACTGATGAGAGGAGAAGTAGAAGTTTGGAGTGGAGATGAATTAATCCTTAAGGAAGCAAATATGCTAACTGATGGAGCGGGAGTTTTATTGGCAGATATTATGACTGTATCTCCCTCTTTATCTGGAATAGATGATCTGGCAACATCGTCTATAACTGATGCTTCAAATTATACTATTCAAGCAATCTCTTTTGGCACAGGGTCGGATGCGTTTAGATCTAACGCACATTCTTGGAGTGGTAAGAAAAATAGTATTTATAGCGCCAGCGCCTTTGCGGGCATATTGGGGGGATCCACAGGAAACGTAGCCTTACTAAGAACTAATAGGGTAGATGGGGATATAGATTCAGTGTATCAGCCCGCTAACCCAGGGCTTCCTACGGCCCCAGATCCAAGAAAAGAAATATTAGAAGATAATACCGCCGTGTCTGCCTTGTTAGCATCGACGGATGTTAGTTCTGTTATTCCTCCAAACGGGCAACTTACAAACTTTTTTCCTTCTGCGTTGGCGTTAGCTTATACTTCTGAGTCACCGTTAAGCTCTACGTTTAATACTCTTAAGACGGCATCAATAATAGGCTGTTTCCCAGAAGGAAGTAGTGTACCCTACCCTGTAGCTAGAGATAAGGTCATTTACTTTAATCAAACTGTCTCAGGAATAGAAGTTGAGGTAGAAGGTGGATACTTCAATGAAGTAAGCTCTATGGATGTATCAGGCTTTGTCAACGCCGTGTCTGGAACGGTGAGCACTAGTGGGCTTACAACGTCCTCGAATATTGATTTTTCTTCTAATGGAACTGTTGAGTATGCAGTAACATTGTCTAAGGATGATGCTTTGTTTGCCCATGCTTATGGAGGAATCTTTCACTTAGGTCTTTGGACCATAGACATGAAGCAATCTCTTCTGAACGGAAATACACCTCCTTTTAGGTTTAGTATACTAAATAATCCTAGAAAGTACCGATTGTTTTGCAGAAAAGGAGTGTCAAAAGATCTGACTCACATAGAAGACATTACTTCTTATCAAGACTTAACAATAAAGTGGAGGCTTCACTTCCTATGAAAAACTTTACAGAAGAACTGGGCATTACTGGGCACCTTACGATCATTAAGAAAATGAACACAGGTGAAGAGGAAATTCTCCTAGATGACTCTAATATTATTGTCTCTGGTATGGGAGTAGGTTTGTCTTACTTATTCGCAGCTTCGGGGTCGAACAACGTGCTTGACTATCAGATACAAAAATTTCAGGTAGGTGTTTCTGGTCCACCCGCTGGTGGGGTAACAAGCTCTATTAATGAGCTTTCCGGTGCTCTTACCTCGATAGATGAATACGGAACAGGTAGCAACTTAGCACTTTTTGAAGGCACTCAGATAGTAGGCAGCAATGAAGTTACAGGAAGAGTTTTTGCGGAGATACCTGCTAGTAAAATAACAAGAATAAACGAAAACTCGGTTCGGTATACTTTAGTTATTGATGAAGAAGCGGCTAACGGACTCCAACGGGACTCTTCAGATGCTTCAATAAACGAGATTGGGATGTTCATGAAGAACCCTACAGGGGCGGCAGACGACAAGCCTATTTTAGTCTGTTATAGAACATTTAGCGATATAATAAAAACTAACGATTTTAGTTTAATTTTCCGATGGACAATAAATTTCTGATATGGCATTCAACAAAGATGACGTTTATACAAGCAGCGGCAGCGTGGTGCTGTTTAATTCTTGGACACCTTATGTTTCCAAGTTTGATACCAGCACGTTCTACAACTGGGAGCAGGACAATGTTCCCCTTTATGATTTAGAAGAGCGCACATATGAACTTTGGGAGCAAGGAGGATTCGCTACCTCTGCGGGTGTCCCAGGTATAGCTTTAACTGTGTCTGCGGACACTCCTGAGCTTACCCTCCAACAAAACACAAACATATTTGTTGACGTTAGTTCTGCCATTGCGGCTATCCCAAAGGTGGTACGTTTTCCTGTCCTCATTGAAGTAGGAAACTTTGGAGATTTAGGTCCACTAGAGTTACACAACTTTAGAATAGAAGAAGAGGGATCCATTGAGATCATCAACAGAAACTTTGCTAGAACGTACAATGCTTCTTCCGACGTTAGAGCGGTAGCAACACCCTCGGTAGGAGAATACTTGCAAGCACCTACTCAAATTAGTTCCCTAGACCTGAGCAACAGTTTAAGGGATACTTCTTGTGTTCATATATCGACATCTGTTTTATCAGGAACAGGGGACCCTAGATTTAATCAGGTTAACTCGGTCTTTTTTCCTTCTCACTCATTACGATCCACCCCCTTAGCAGTTACCTTAGCGGATGGTAATTTTAGAACGGGAACAGTTAACGAATTCAGCCCAAACGTATTTGAGAATTTCACCACAGATCAAACAATACCTACAACTGATTTAAGTTCTCTAGATTCTAACATCCTAGCAAACCTAAAAAGACCTCAGGTTTCTGTTTCAGATGCTTTAGGAGGAAATGTTTACGGTAACTCTTGTTCCAAGATTACTGTCAAGAATTGCGATGGACCCATATACATAAGAAACTTTTTTGTTAACTCCGAGAATCTAGAAAAAACGGGCATAGAGGTAAATAATTCTAAAGTATTAATTGAGAACTGCGCGGCTGTTAGGGCTAAAGAAGCTGGATTTAAATTCGTTAATTCAGATGTTACGCTTTCTAGATCAGCGTTTTCGTATAGAAATTATACCTTAGGGGACCCTGCCACTACTAGAGAAGCTGATTTGGGGATTGGGTTTCACCTAATCAACAGTGAAGTTCTCGTTAGCTCTTTACCTCTTGATGTTGGGTCCACCAGTGTAGGCGATGTAGGGGCAGAGGGAAGAGACGCTACGGTTGTAGCTTCCAGAAACACAAAAGGATTTGTTTTAGAAAATTCAAAGCTTCGTGGTGGAGTAAAAAGAACATCCGGGTCAAACCCAGCAACGGGGGGTGTCGTTTGCTCAGAGCTAAACACCAGTGCGGGCATCGTTCTTAACAATTCCTATATTGAGTTAAAAGGATTGATTGACATTTATGCCAATGATGAGGGCATAGTCTCAGAAAATTCTTTTATTAAGTATGAAAATCTTACTGTTGACGGAAACCAGAAAAACGGATTAAAGAGTTTAACCTCTACAACAATATTTGATTCAGACACAATACTTGATGATACAAATAGAAAACAACTTGAGTTCTCTGGAAACTCTGTCCATGTTGATCTTCGTGGAGGGAGCACGTTTGGGTTTGAGTTGAAAACAAGTGTCCCGCAGGTGTATGGAAATTCTTTCTTTAGAAATGCCTTCGGGGGTTCTCCTGCTGTCTACGCCTCAGATAATTCAAACGTAGACCTAGTAAAACCTTTTATTGACGTTACCGATGTTGACAATGGCACTGTAAATGCACAACAGGTTTATTACGGTAGAGCGATCAAAGCAACTAACGGTTCTGTAGCCAGCTTAAATGGAGCAAGCACTGGAGCTACACTACTGTTAGGTCCAGCCGCGTACCCTACTCAGAGAGTTATGGCAGGAGCCTGTGCAGAAAATAACTCTACAATAAACTTTCATGGACCGACAGCGGTGGCTCAGTTTGGTGTAGATGTTTTAGCAAAAGATAATTCGGTTACCAATTTCGAGCCCAGAAGAATTAAAGGTTCCTATGCTCCAGATAGTTTATCTTTTGATCTAAGTGCCGCAGAAAATCATACAACAGTTGAACTTCATTCTACTCGCTCATGTATTGTTGCACAAAAAAATAGCACGATAAACATGCGAGACTTGGGAGCTTTCCCAGGAAACTGGGGATCGACACCTAGCGGGATTGCGATACTAGATAGGGTAAGCTATTCGCTTCCTTTAAGTGGTGATGTATCAGGAGGGTCCATGCAGTTTTTCTCTAACCCTCAAGACGCTGCAAAGATAGCAGCAGAAACACTAAATTCTGTTGGTGCTTTAACAACGCCACTAATTCCTACTAAATCTGGAAGAACCAACACTTTACTTATTAATGATGGGGGGTATCAGAGTCCTAACTACACTACTCGACAGGGAATCTCTTTTGGTGGTGTCTGCTTGAGAGCAGTCGAAGATAGTTTAGTTAATGTTCAAAATGTACACTTCCCTGTTCCTGTAAACGGAAGTCCGGCAGACGGGCTTTACTACGATACCAGCGGAGAGGAGTG